GTAAGTCGCAATCCCAAGAACCTGATCTTTCATGGCTTGAAGATTCTACAAAAAAAACAGGTTTAGGTTCTGACGCTACCTGCGATCCAGTTCAAGCAGGAACAACTTTTAATGATCCTAAAAATCCTGATAAATCTCATATTTACAGAAACACTCAAGTCATCAGAGCATGCAATGAAGCAATGATTGACATGTTTTCAAATATTCATGTTCAAGATGAAAATGGTAAAGCACACAAAATTCCTATTATGTTAGCTACTCAAGAAAGAGCAGTTGCTTACATTCTACAAGATAATATTAGGAAAGACAACCTTGTAGTGGAACAAATAAAACTTCCTTTGCTAGCTCTTCACCATACTGACATTCAATTAGATCAAACTAGGTATATTTATCATAAAGCTAAAGATTACATGAGGTATTTAAGACCAGATAAAAAACCTGGTTTTACAGAAAATACTAAATATAATAGATCTAATGTTTTTGGTATATCTAAAGGAGTTCCAATTAATATTGGTTTTAATTTATTAGCTTGGACTATGTATTTGTACGATATGGATCAAATAATAGAACAAATAATGTTAAAATCTTTTCCTATGTCATATATAAATGTTAGAGGTGTTAATTGGGAATCAACTGTTATTTTAGATTCTATTGGTAATAATATTGATTTCCAACCTGGAGACGAAAATAAAAGAATTATTAAATACGAATTTAATTTTAATGTTCAAACATATATACCACAACCAATATACAAAACAAAATCAGTACTAAAAACAAAAACAGACATATATAATAGTGTAGAAGACGAAGAGATAACAGATGTTTACTCAAGAATAGAAGAATCAGCAAAAGAGTTAGAAAATAATGATTGAAATAAGAAATAAAGGCAGAAGTCCAATTCAGTTAACGGTTAGGTCTCGTGAGACTACTAAATCTTTTTCTACTTTGGTTGTACCAGGAATCGGTAATAATAAAAATATTTATTTATTAGAAGATGAGCGTATGACAGATAATATCCTTCAAGCCAAAGATAAAGGCTTGATATCAATAAAACATATACCTAATAACTTAAGTTGCAAAGGAGAATAAAAATGTCATTTGTCGGTTTTCCTGCATCTAATTCAATATCTCCATCAGTTAGAATTTCTGAAAGGGACAACAGTATTGTGCCTCCTGATCAATCATTCCACCGTGGAGCTATCATAGGATTTGCAAGTAAGGGTCCAATCAATGACCCTCGTTTAATTAGTAACATTAATCAACTTCACAGAGTTTTTGGATATCCTCATCCAGAATCGAGTGATCCTTATTTGATTTATGCTGCTGAACAATACTTGCGAGTCGCAAATGAATTAATTGTAGTGCGTGTTGGTGAAGAAAGTATTTCAAGTCATCAACTCGCAAATACTGCTGAAGTGGAAGTGCCTTCGGCTGGTGGGATTGTAGATATCGTTTCTGATACTGCTGGTCCTTATAGTTTTGATAAAGACTCTTTGTTTAGATGGAAGCTAAACGGTGTTCTATCGGCTCGTACTCTTTTAGTTCTGAAAGATAGTGATCATGATAGTGCTACAGTTCAATCAAATGGATACTCTGCATTACAGCTTGCAGAAGATCTTAATTTACAATTAGATAGAGTTTTAGATGGTATAGAATTTTATGCCACTCAAGACAATAAAATTGGTTTAAAAACTACTTTTGCTTTTGGTCCTAATTCTTCTTTAGAAATTGTTTCAGTTCAAGATAGTATCGCTGGTGGTGCATTAACTCCACCTGTAGGTTCCAATATTAATACGAACGTTACTGGTCTTGGACAAGGTATGACTTTCGCCCAAATTACTGGTGGTTCAGATAGATATCCTGATGATGGATACCAAATAGCAGGTGGTTATGATTTTACTGGTTTAACTAACCTAAACCTTCATATTGTTATTGATGGAACTGATAATATCAACATCGACAATATAATTCAATTGGTTGATTTAACATTATTTGATGGAGACGATGACGTAGCTATCGCAGAGATTGTTGAGGAAATTAATAGACAAATTGACGAGGCTGAAATAACTGGTGGTTTCGAAGCAGTTGCTGTGGGTAATAATCTCTCTTTGAGAACTTTGCACCACGGTAAAGATGCTAAGTTACTTGTCAAGAGTGATAGTACATGTTTTGAATTATTTGGTTTTGATACCCCAACAAGTGTTCCTACTGATGATAGTTCCACTTTAACAAGTCATGCTACTGCTGTTGGTACAACAACTAGTGGCGTGTCAGGAAGTGCTTCTATACACACTTATGGTATAGTGCGTGGTTCTTCTAATAATAGTGCAGCACTTTCTCTTACCATCTATGCAGATAGTCCTGGTATTGAAGGTAATAACACTCAAGTTATGGTTACCAACAACGAAAGAGACGGCTCTTTTAGTGTAGAAGTTTTAAATAATGGTATTTCTGTAGAAAGTTTTAGTGGATTAACTAAAGATGCATCTTCAAGACTATACGCAGAATCATTCTTGTCAACTTACTCTGATTTTATCAGAGTAGAAGATAACTTAACCAATACTTCACCTCCTCTCAATGGTATTTATACTTTGGTAGGCGGTACTGATGGTATACCTTCAGATCCTGATGATCAAGATAGATTAATTATTGGTAGTGATATTGGTGGAACTGGTATGTATTCCGTTTCGGAACCAGAGCAAATCGACATTGATATTATTGCTATTCCAGGACATTCCTCGACTAGTGTAATAACCGCTTTAATTGATTTGTGTGAAATAAAGAGAAGGGATTGTATTGCTATCATTGATCCACCATTTGGTTTTGGGATAGAAGAGATTACTGCTTGGCAAAATGGTAGTCACTATTTAAATACTAATAGATTTAATAGTAATTACGCAGCATTATATTGGCCTTGGATTAAGATTCGAGATACTTATAATAGAATAGATGTTTGGGTTCCGCCATCGGGATCAATTATGGCTGTGTACGCTCGTAATGATCAATTGGCAGCACCTTGGTTTGCACCTGCTGGTGTTGATCGTGGTTCGGTCCCTGGTATTCTTGATGTATATACTAGACCTACCTTGTCTGAAAGAGATTTAATTCAAGGAAATAGAAATGCTGTCAATCCTATCATTCAATTTGCTGATTCTCAAAACTTTGTTGTTTGGGGTCAAAAAACATTACAAAGAAGTCCAACTGCATTAGATCGTGTTAATGTAAGACGATTATTAATCGCAGCAGAGAAAAGAATTAAGGTCGAAAGTAGAAGATTGTTGTTTGAGCCTCATGATGATATTTTTAGAAGTAGATTCCGAGAAATGGCAAACAGAATTCTACGTGAGATCAAGGTTCAAAGAGGTTTGACCGACTACATCATTGATGTGGGAGATGATTTAAATACTCCTGATGTTATTGATCGAAATGAGTTCAAAGCAAGAATTGGGTTACAACCAACAAAGTCTGTTGAGTTTATGTTCCTTGAATTTTCAGTTCATAGAACTGGTAGTTTCACCGAAAATGCAGATACTTTTTAATTAAATATAAATACAGGAGAATGATTATGGTTGATATGGGTATAGGGGAATTAGGCAATCCTCGCACTATCATTAAAAGAAAGTTTAGGTGGACATTAGAATTTGATGCCGATAATTTTTATGTCCCGCCAAGTTTTGTAAAACTTGCTTCTAGACCAAATATTAATATAGAAGAGACAGAAATCAATTATTTAAATGCTAAAACATGGATTCCAGGTAAAGCCACCTGGGAAACCATTAATGTAACATATTATGATGTTGCTGGCTCAGAAAATGTTGATTTATGGTCTTGGCTTGCTACAGTTTATAATTTTCTAGATCGAGGAAACAATCCTACACAAGCATCTATGAGATCAGATTACGCCGCTATCGGCACTTTAAAGCTTTATGATGGTTGTGGCAAAGACTTAGAAACTTGGACATTAGAAGATTGTTGGCCTCAAGCCGTTAACTTCGGAGATTTAGACATGGCATCTTCAGATGACGTGAACATTGAAGTAACGTTGAGATATTCTAACGCCATCTTTAAAAATAACTGTGGTACTGATCCTACTTCTTACTGCTCACCTTGTAGTGGCTAAGATAGTTTTTAGTAAATAAAACAAAAGACAGGTTATAATTAAATATAACCTGTCTTTTTTAATATGTAAACATAATTTATAAGGTGTATCATGGTAGAAATGGGACTTGGTTTGGGACTAGAAAGTAGATTTGCATGTGTAAAAAGAAAATACAGATGGATGATGTATGTAGATGGAGTCTTCGGAAGAGATAAAGGAGGGATGAAAGCCTTACCTCCTGAAAAAGGGGCTAGACCTTCTTTTAACTTTAAAGAAGTTGAAGTACAACATCTCAATGAAACTGTCTTTTATCCTATAAAACCAGAATTTAAACCATTAAATATAACCTTGTATGATATAACAGGTAGATCAAATGGTGTAACCGATTGGATTAATCAAATCTACGATGCTTCTACAGGGCAATGGTCAGCACCACCAGTCAACTTCAAAAGATCAGTAACTCTTGAAATGTACGATGGATGTGGAGCAATTATAGAAAAATGGAAATATGAAGATGCTTACCCAAGTGTAATCGAATATGGCGATCTAGATATGTCTAGCAGTGATTACTGTGTAATCGACTTGACACTTAGATATGATCGTGCTTTCAAAGATAATAGTTAGTGCTCAATATCATTTTTTAAAAGTTCTTTCATTTGTTCTAGTTTTTCTTCCAATTGTTTTGGCTTAAGACCTAATTGACGACACGCACCACTCTTATTAAGCCTTCCTTTTTTGGTATAGACTTTATTTTCTTGGTCAATAAATATATCAACTATGTCTCCATAACCATTTCTTGTTAATTTATTTATTAATTCTTGATGCTCTATTTCAGCTATTAAAGATTTTTTCATAATATTATTTAGTTGCTATAATCGTTATTGTTGGAAATCCAAGCAACTTCTTCACTATTTTTAATTATAACTCTATCATTTATTGATTGCAAGTGGTTAAAATATTTTTTCTTTAGATCATTATAGCTTTTAGCAGAACGATACAATTGCTTGAAGTGATTTTTAATACATTGTGTCATGTAAGCAAAAGCTTTGCCTTTATTTGCATCAAATTTCTCTACTTTATCTAAACAAATAATGATACCTTCTTGTATTGCATCCTCTTCATCAAGTAAACTAAATCTTCGAAATCTCAACAAATTTTCAGCTAGTATTTGAAAATCGAGAGCAAGTTGATTATGACTGTCTTCATATTCATTCTGCATATTGATAATTTCTTCTACTAATACCTTTCCTTGAACTCTTTCATGCTTATTGCAATTTCCTCTTTCTTTCTTTAAAAGAGCCGTAACTCTCAAATCTTCTAGAATTAGATGTAATCTACCTAATTGTCTTTTGGTGGTTTGAAATTGAACTATTGTTTTTTCGAATCTTTTATTATTAAGATATTCAGAAGACATATATCACCATTTTTTAATTAATAACTATTTATAATTATATTATTCACTTTCATTAAATAAATATAAAATATATTTTCGACAAATGAACAAAGACCTCAAAAAGATAATTGCTAATTTTATGAAATATCCAAAAAATAAAAAAAATTATTTAGATTTATTAGATGTATTGGATAAAAATAAAAGAGATAAAGAAAAAGAAATAATAAATTCTTTTATAAAAAATAATTATGATAACTCAAATAGTAACTTGTAAAAGTCTGAATTTACTAAAAGAAACAATTAATTCAATAAATATTGATTCTATTGTTATAGAACTAGGGAATTGCACAGAAACCGAAATTTGGTGTCATGATAATTATATTAGATTTGAAAAATCAAACAATTGCACTAATTTATCTGAAGTAAGGAATAAATTCATTCAAGGAAAAACTCTTTTACTTAATGCTGGAGAGATTGTTAAAACAGATGTTAATGACTATGATTCAGCCACTATACTAATCAAAGACAAGAATTTACTATCAAAAGAAATAAGAATTACGTCAGAAGATAATATTAAAGGTCATGTGTTTGAATATGTTGATTCTGATTTATACGAAGAATCAGATATTAAAATTAATCAGATGCAGAATAACAACTTGATTAATTTTAAACAAAAAATGTCTGAAAAGGAATTAAGTAAAAACCCTTTAAAGAAAGAAAATCTACTATGGGATGCTTATTCTGATCTCGCCCAAGAAAAATATGATAGGTTTTGTTACAAAGCTTATTATTACTTAAAAAAGTTTGATTCTAAATACTTGCTATATCAACTTTTACTAGTAAGACTATACTGTTATGATGATTATGATTATATAGAAAAAGCTTTACCTGTATTATTTGATTATAAATTAAATCTAGCTGAATTTTGGTGTCTTTTGGGAGATTTAAAATTCAAGCAACAAAACTATTCAGATTGTATTAATCCCTATAAAATTGCTATTGAATGTGGCAAATCAATAGATGTCGATTTGAATTTTCCTATCGATCTTACTAGATATAAGAACCATCCTTGTAAAATGATCGAACTTTCAAAAAATAATAACCCAAGTTTACTAGAAATCTAAATCATTTATTACAACAGTTACTTCATCTTCATATCTTGTAATAGCTAATTGTTTTCTTCCATGAGATAATTTCTGTAATTTATCTTCTAGTTCACTTGCTTTACAGTTAATTACAGACCATTTATTTTGCATTAGATCAGAATATTCTTGTTGTTCAACTTCTCCAGAAGGGTAATAAGCTATTAGTTCCTTGGTATAATCTTTTAATAATGTCCTATACAAAGGCATATTACATGGACAACCTGGATTGCTCTTGAATTTTTCTATCTCTGCATTTAATTCTTCTGGAAGACTTTTTATAAAGCGTTCATCTTTAAGTGCTTTCTTAACTTCAATCAGACCTATCTTCATTTTTATTCCTTTCAGAAAGTGTTTCTATAAATTTATTCTTTCTTTCTATAAAATCTTTTTGTTTTTCTTCCCTAAAATCGTTTTTACCTAATCGATACGACTTCTTATCAATTTCGTATTGTGTATCAATTTTCTTTAATACACTACACAATCTTCCACATTTTTGACAATTATAAAATTCTTTTTTTTCTTTTTTTACAGAAGGGTTCTTAACATTGAAGTTTCTTTTTTTGATAATTATTTTATTAGAATCTAATTTAGTTGAATTCCATCCACAAAATTGACAAATAGCATATTTCACCTTTGGTCTTGGACTATTTGGTTCTACATCTTCCCATGGTTTATTCATTATCAATATCAACAAAAGAGTTGGCTTCAATATAATTTAAATAAATAGCTCCCCAAGTAGCTATAAAACTTCCTGCTGCTCCACAAGTAATCACAATAAATGGATTGTAACTTATTAATATAATACTAAAAAATAAACCAACCCAAAAACCACAACATTGGTAACAAGAAACTAATTTATCTAACCACTTTGGTCCTTTTCTTTTTATAAAACTTCTTACAGGTGCAGCTATGGTAGCAGGATCGACAATTATATTAGTCATCCCAATTACTGCTAATACGAAGATTATCAAGTTCACTAGTTCTTTAAAACCAACAACAACAGTTAATGTTTCATTCATGTTTATCTCCAGAATAATAATTTAATTTCTTTTTCATCTCTCGAAAGAGTAAATTCATTGAAATGATCGAAGTTATTCTCATTTAAAAAATTCTCCACTTTATCAAATTTTAAATTTATCGTTTTAATAGTACTAGTGTTTAATGATTTAACTGTGATAATATCTACTTTAAAAATATTTTTTAATTTTTCTAAGTGTATATCACGGATATTATTTAGAAATTCAATCCTGCTTCTGCTACTCAAATGACTTAAACCTGGAACGGTTTTGCCTAATGACCATTGACTAAATAAATAGGCATATTCAGGTAAGGTTTTTTTGGCGTCTTTGTTGAAAAATATTAAATCATCCACATTTTCTATGTTTATCTCCACGAAACGCTCTCTCATTAAAACAATATTTGTTATTAAAGTTTAGACAAAATTTTATTTTTATACAAAAATAAAATTTAAATTACTATTCTAACTCTAGAACTAAATATAAAATTTTTATATAAAAATAATAGGAGTATATATGTCTTCAGAAAGTTATAGACCGATCAAACAAAATGTACAATCTCCCAGTCCTCAATCAAATTCTGGAGCTTCCCAAAGTCCTGCTAATCAAGAAAAAGCACCCGTAAATCCGAATTTTAGCAACCCTGTTGAATCCAGCATGAAAATAGGTGGTAATATTCCTGAAAGTTTCAAACAAATGGTGGTTGACCAAAGGGTTGAAGAAAGGGTTGAAGAAAATACTCCTGATGTACCTATTGATACAAAACCTCAAAAAGAAATAAAAACTTCTGAGAACAACACTTTAGAAGAGATTCTAGCCAGCATGAACACTAATGTGTTCGAAAGGATCGAATTACCATCGAGAGGTGTATTTTACAACGGAAAAGATGGACCTACTGATGGTGTGCTGCATATCAGAGAAATGACTGGTGCAGAAGAACAGATATTGGCAACACCACGTTTACATAGAGGTAATAGAGCCATCAATATGGTTTTTGATAATTGTATTAAAGAACAATACAGATCTGAAAACTTCCTGTCACAAGACAGAACATTCGTTTTAATATACTTAAGAGGTATCTCATATAGCCCTGAATATGAAGTTGAAATCAAAGATCCAGATTCTAATCAAACTTTCATGGAAACTATTAACTTAGATACTGATCTCTCAAAAAATTATTGTCCTGAAAATTTTGGGGTTTCTGACTTGACTGATGAATTACCTAATACAAAACTTTCTTTTACCTATAGATTACCTACTGGTAAGGATGAACAAAATATAATCGATTACAGAGATAGAATGAATAAAGACTTCCAAAGATCTAATATTGCTGATGATACCCTTATCTACAAAAACTCAATGTTAATCGAACAATTGGGTGGTCTCACCAATAAAAATGAAATTAAGATTTTACTCAAAAGATTACCTATACAAGATCTTGCTTATATTAGAACTGTACTAGACGAACCTCCATTTGGAGTTGACACCAAAGTGACAATACAAAACCCTTATACATTTAATGAGTTCACGATTGATATGCCGGTGGACGCAAATTTTTTCTTGCCACGGGTGAAGAAGAAGGTGTCAGAGGATTAGAAAAAGCTGCATTGGATTTGATGGAAAATTCACTTGAACAACTGTGGATTTTTATTTATCACCTCCAAAGTACAAGGGAAGAATTCTTGAAATTTCCTATCTATCAAAGAACTTGGATTATCGAAAGATTCTTTGAACAAAAAGAAAAAGAGAATGCAGAAATGAAAAAGGCTCAAAAGAAATGATAAAAGAACGATCCCAAAATTTAAATACTGGTGATGAAGTAAAACTTAGATTACTTACTTATAATCACAATGCAAGAAAAAATCTTCACTCGGTAAATAAAGTAGAAATATATTTCAAGGATGATAAAGAAATATCCGAATCTAATCCAAATGGATTAGTTCTAGTAGATACTATCAATAATATTGTTGAAGAAAATGATGACTTTGGAGGTCATTATTCAATTAGTGTTGATCTAGAAGATCAAAAATATGTAATCGGAGAATATGTTGATTTATGGTATGTTGAATTTGAAAGAGATCAACCAGAATCAAAATTAGATTATCATTTTGTTATTCATCCTGATCTTTGGTACACTAATACAGAACCTATCATATATGATTTTGCGTTTAATTTTTCTCCAAATAGATTAAGGATTGGAGAAAGAAAATGGATAAGAATTGAACCAATTCCAAACATTCCTAATTCTTCTAATTTTAAACAATATTATGCTAATCTCGCAATAGCATCTGATGTAAAATTGTTTCTTGAACAAGAATGTGGACCATGTGTGCCAGAAGAAATTGATTTAAGAATGGTCTTGGAAGATGAACCAACTCAAAGATGTGGCACTAATGCAATTTATTTTTTAGATACAAATAAATTAGAATTAGAAAAAGGATTATATAACATATGGTTCAAATTAGAATTTGGAGAATCTTGTTATATATCAGAGAAAGAAAAAATACAAATTGTGTAAAAATATGAGCAGTATTAAAGAAAAACTTTATCGAAAAAGTAAATATCGTTGGACAATATCATTTGAAATTTCAAAATAAATTACAGAAGAATTAACTGTCATGAGAAAAGTTGGAATAAATTTTATAAGAAAAAATATAAAATTTAATTTTTACGATATAGCAAAAGAAACATCTGAATTAGTTTCTTTATTATTTGACAGTAGTTCGCTGAACTTGATAGTTCCATATTTTATAGAAAAATATGATTTCATGATTGTAAAATGATTACTTTGACAACAGATCTAAATTATCTATCTAGCAAAACCAAAATATACCATGGGATGCTTTCTTATTCTAAATTTGAAATAATATAAAAGAAACTCTTGGGCAGAGCAACAAAGGATGCCCAAGAGCCTTACAATTTGTTATCACTCCTTCGCAAATTGCACTCCTTAGTATTTATGAAATCGAAAAAAAAATTAGAGAATTATCTTAACATGAAGCAAAACCAGACTTAAATTGGGGAGAGAGTTTACGAAACTCATCCTTTTTGCCTCACCTGGAGTGAATTATGTCTGTAGATGCCCGAGAACATGCTAATAAATTGCGTAACCGTTTAAACCAAATCGGAATCGACCAACCTAAGAACGAGAACGCAACTCAAGCAACTATTTCCACTGGACTGTTTAAACCACCAATCCCAAAAGCACTGCGACCAGAACTAGACATTAGCGAATCCCATATTCTTCATCAAGAAAATGAGAATTTGAAAAAAGGTTATGAAAACCAAACATATTATCTTCAACGGGCTGAAGAAACTGGGCTGGCTTGGCATCAATGCGTAAAATCGAAGGAACAATACACCGAATGGGTTATGACAACCCCAGAAATGGCAAAAATTCTTCTGCAATTTAATAATAACCCCCGAAGCCGAATCTCAATGGCTGATGCAGAAGCCTACGCTCGTGATATGAAGAGTGATAATTGGGGGCAAACTCATGAATCGCTCGGTCTTGATTTGCGACATGAAATCTATGATGGACAACATCGTTTAACTGCTATCACCATTGCAGGAAAAACTGTGCTAATGCTGATTACATTCAATTGTACACCAAAAGCAAGAATGCACAATGATATGGGAAAGAAACGAACCCAATCAGAAAAACTTGATATAACACTTCAAAACGAAATCGGAAAGAAGCTAGTTACCACTGCCAATTCCATGATTCGTGGAGTTACAGGCAAAAGCAGGGTCACTACAAGTGAATTAGAAAGCTTTTGTGCCAAGTATGGACATATCATTGATTATGTAGTCAAGATGACTCCTGGGCAACCTGCGGCGGTTAGAGCGGCCTTTTGTAAGGGAGTCATCCTTTACGGTGAAGAAAAGATCGAGCCATTGATCTATCGTTTTTCTAATATGTTATTTCAATCTGAAAATGATATTGCAAGAAAACTTTACGAAAACATTCTAAACATGAAAAAGCTTTCGAATCGAATCGATCAACGAAGAGCATATACTTTGACTGTCAAAGCCATCAGATTTCATGTCACGGGCAAAGATGTCAAAAGAAAAACCCTGCAAACAAAATCTGAAAATGTGAAAGATTTGTTTGAATGGAATACTACTGATTGGACAATCAAGTAAGTATTGTCCTTTAATTCACAGGGTAGTGTATCGAATACACTACCCCATTTTTATTATTTATGGAGAAAAAATGATCACTATCAAACCTATTGATGTTCCGAATGATATGTCAATTGTTAACGCTCTTGACCCGACTATAAATATCATAAGTGATTCCCTGGAAATGATGGGATATGATGGTGAATGGGAATTAAAAGTTAAAGAAAGGTGTAAGAAACCATTAAAACATAAGTTTGAACTTGTAAGAAAAGGAGTTGCAGGGATCTTCCTAAGAACACAACCGTTCAACAACAGATCATGTTATGAATATTTCTTAGGATGTTATAACAAATATAATACTGATGAGTTGTTTATTAAATTTAAGGATAATGTTGACGAGAATGGTAGATTCATACGGAAAAGAAAAAAAATGGTTTCTACTCCTATTTTCGTGCAAGAAAAACCACAAGAACCCACTAAGAAAAACATAAAAGATTTTTTGTGCTTGAAACCAGGAAACAAATCTGTTTTTGAAATGAATGTACTAGAAAATACATTGATGGCTATGTGTATTGCTACTAGTACTGATGAAATTAACCGAAGAGAAGCCACAGCAGCTATTTCTAAATATCTACAAATTGAAGATTGGCTAGAAAACAATAAAACTTATAAAAAGAAACATGGAGTAGTCCGAGTAATTCTAAATTGTTTAACAGAAAACAATTTTATCGAAAGAGTTTTTAATGAAACTCGCACTGTATCCAACAAGTATATTTTTACAGACAAGGGTATAAATTGTATCAATATAGCAAAAAAAAGACTTCCTGATTATATCCAAGACCGATTGTGGAAATCTACCAAGAACCCAATTCGTAAAAATACCCAAGATTCACCAATAGATGACGTACCATCAACTATTGATGATGATCCAGTATCTAAAAATGCTTCTTTAATTGAAGAATTATTAGAAGAACATGATTTCTTGATTGAAATGAAAAATCAAGCCTTGAAAACTTCAGAAGAATTACAACAAGGTATTGACGATTTAAAAATAAGTAAACTAACCATAGCTACAAGAAAAGAAATTGTTGAAGCTGAATTATTAGAAATTCAACGACAATTAAAGTCAAAATTGACTAACATTCAAAAAGAAGAGTCTGATCTAAAAACTCACATTGACAAGAAACATAAAGAAATTGAAGAATGGCAATTTGAAGCTTTGAAAAGCGAAGAAAGAATTACGGAAATCAAAAACATCCTTCAAACTCTCGTTAATTAAAACTACTCTTTTCGAAAGGTTTATTATGATTCATCTAAATGAAAAAGTTGGTGTTGGGGGCGGCTGGAAAACAAGGGCTGTTCCAGCTATATGTTATCGGATGCTTTTAGGAATGAATGCAGGTAGATTAACAATCCCAGAACATGAATTTGACTTATTTGTAAGTAAATATAGAGACCTGATAGAAACACTCTTGCCTTATATGCCTGATAATTTAGCCGCTATTGATGCAGCATTGGTCAAATGTGCAATTGCTCATAATCCCAAAAAAGTGATGGAGTTTTGTGACAATTCTAAGAAATTAATTTTTAATGGCAAAAATGATCCTGCTTTCCACTTTCACCATTGGGGATTTACAGGGAAGAAAAGAGGACCAAGACCAACAAATAAGAGTGTAGTTACATACTCAACTGCACTCAATTTATGTTCTGCTTATTGTGAAGGACGAACACTTATTAAAATTCGTCCATTGAAAATAGATTTATTTGAATGGGATGACAACTATAACCCCATCTTGAAAAATAAATCTAAATAATCCCATTCTTGTTTCTTCTATTGTATTCTGCTATCAAAACAGCATCACAGATAGATAAAGTCATTTTGATCTCAGGAAAAAGTTGTTGTGCCTTGCCTTTTAGTCTGTTTTTAAAATCGGTTTTACTCTCGGTTTTAGCCTTGGGAACGATACCCATTTTTTTCTGCCAAGACCTTGGAGGTATTTCTTCAAATGGTATTTTTGCAGCAATTAAAGCCATGCGTAAGGTTCCATACCCCTGACCAAATTTGAAAGTCGAAGCAACACCTTGTCCTGGCATAGAATGTACCTTTTCTATAACAGCAAAACAATTTAATTTAGATGCTGTGTCAAACCAATCCCATATGTCAGATTCAGTATCTGGCATTTTAATAACATCTACAGATTTGCTAATAATACACAAACCGCCTGATTGTCCTGGATCTATTCCTATATAATTATCATACATAAAATCACCTCTATTTTATAGTAGAGGTGATTTTTTTAATTCTCTATAGTTCTTCTATCCAACCAAGATGTAAAACCTTCGAAAGCTGGTGCTGTGCGGTGTCTACGAATATCAGGTCTTGGTGCTGTTACATATTTACTTTTACCATAATCGTACTGCTTAGGATTATTTGTTTTATCAATTATGTTTTTAATATCTGATTGAATTATTTTCGGAATGTTTTTCCTGATCTTGTGATAAGTTATCTCGAAATCTTCTCTCAACTTCTTATCAATCATGAATAACACAGTATTCTTCTGGTGTTTTAACAATAACTCTAAACATTCAGTAGAATCCTGCATAAATTTAACCACAAAGTCTTTAACATCATCTTTCTTGACATAAAATCTATCATTATATTTAGATTTAATAGTGTTTACAAATTTGATCAATAAATGTTCATAAACAGAATCCAAAATGTAATCTTCTAACTTATTACTTCCTAAGTACTCAGAATAACCATTCTTTATCAAATATGGTTTCATTTTAGGCAGAATGTCTTTTATATCCTTTCTAGCCAACATACCGACTGTTGAATATTTATCTTTCTTGTCGTTTAATCTAAAACTTGCTTTGATCAAGTAATGATTAAATTTGTAAGTAGCTTTTTTGCCATCTTTTGTGAAAACGGCATACTCGAAATACTTAGGAGATTCTTTAGTGTTTCTATATACAAGATTAGGCATATCATCATAATATCTTTTTACTAATCCCTTTTCTGCTATTTCAGCCAAGGAGGCTTTATCTAACTTATCGATACTATCTTGATATATATTCCAGTCTTTCTTCCAATCATTAGGATCTTCTTCATGTCCTAAATCCACCAATACGTCAGATAGTTCTATTTTATCCCTAAGACTACCACTTAAAACTAACTCTACTGATTTATTTGCTAATTTCTTTAATGTACTATCTTCAATATGCCAAGAATCTTTTATTCTGTGTTCTTCTTTAGAGTCCTGGGGTAAATCAGGTCTAATTTTGTTAAATAACTCATGTCCTGTAGATATTTTATTATAATTATTAATTTCGTATAAACTATCCAAAAAATGAATTACTTTTTTATTATTTTTTAGATATGGAGTCACAGAACTAATCAAATTGTTGAAATCAAAATTTAATTCTTTAGCAGAAGGTATAATATTTTCGCCTTTTTCTGCATCATGGTTATACTGATACGTATCGAATACTTTATGATTACTGTGCAAGTTGATTATACTTTCTAGTAACTCTATTTTTTGTTTTATATCTAAATTATCTACTTTTTCTTGAGTCCACTGATCTGTCCAATCAATTGAATGATAATTTTCTGGTTTAGAGAAGTCTTCTCGACCAGACAAAAAATCTTCAACTATTTTTTTGACTTTCTCATCAAGATCATCGATGTTAAAATTATTTTCAGGAAGATACCCTCCTCCTTTGTATTTCTTAATATAACCTGACAAAAGTAAGGTGACAATTGCTGGGTGATACGACTTGTTGGGTTTTTCGTTATCAGTTCCTTTAGCTTCTCCTAATTCTCCTGTTAAAACATTTACAATAAATGTTAAATGGACTTTGTTACTAGGATCTCGCAAAGAAACAACATTATCACCCTTAGCATTACCTTGGTTACCACAATGCCCTGCGGCTGCTCCCTCCTCCTTTGAATAACCACATCCGAGGGAAACCCACTGCCAACCTTTCCACGCATTAGGATTGAAGCTAGGGTCCATAGAGGATAAGTTGCTTTCTGTTAATTTATTAAAAACATCCACAATAGCCTTTCCCTGTGGACCTTTTCTTCTATTTTTTTTACTAAGATGAATATCTCTATGATAAATTACATTCTCGGCTTCTAGATTTTCTCTTGTGAAAACACTAACAAAAAGACTTCGTTGATTGATTTTAGCACTGATATAGGCTCCGTATTTTTGCCAATCATTATTGATCTGAGAAGATACTTGATTGATATCAAGTTGTTCCAATAGGTACAAATAAGTGAAAAAGTTTACAATTAAATCTAAAGATTTACTAGGCATTCTAGCAGACAAGAAGCCTCTTATGACATTTTTATATTGCTTAACAACATCTTTGTTTTGATTTTTGAGTTGATCAGCAATTGCTGCTGATTCTGCTAAATTTAGCCAATTTTTAAATATCATTTTTCACCTTGGCATCGGATACGGTTCAACCAACTCCCAATATTCCTCTCCAGAATAATCGTCATTATAGCTTACAAAATAACTAGTTTTTAATCTTGACCATTGTTCAATTGGTATCCAGTTCACACCTGACCAACAAAAAATGCTTTGAGGTTGAACTATTCTACGAGAAAAATACGAGTCTGGATATTCAGAATGTTGGTCTTTTTCGAAACTATTTCTATTTAGATTAAATTTTAAGATAATTGGAAATAATCCGTCTTCATAGATATTATCAGATTTATCTTGTGCTTGATAATCTAAAGTTTCA